TGCGTCTGCGCGCCAGCGATTCTCGCGCGTATATGTGCGCGGCACGCGCGGCACGTCCTGCACACGCTAGGCGTGGCGCGGGTTTGCGGGTCATGCGGGCGCGGCACGTCCCGCAGCACGCCCTGCACGCGCGCGTGTTCCCCCTTCATTGCCTGCTGGAAAGGAAAGGGGGCTGATCCCGTGACCGACGATCGCGCCGTCACCCGCCAGGAACTGGCCGACCTGCTCGGCTGCTCGAAGTCCTACGTCAACAAGCTGCGCGCCCATGCCCGCGTGGTCATGGCCGCCGACGGCAAGCACTACCTGCTGGAAGCCACCCGCCGCCGCATCGCCGAAACCCGCGACCCATCCAAGCGCCCCGTCGCCGAACGCCACGCCGCGGCCCGTGGCGCCGCCCTGGCGCTGCCGGGCGCTGCCGGGCCGGGGGATGGTGCGGCCCCGGTGCCGAACGCCGCGCCTGCGGGCGCTGACGCGGCCGACGAGGCCCTGATGCGGGTCGACGCCAACTTCGCCAACGCCAAGGCCCGACGGGAACACGCCGAGGCCAGCCTCAAGGAACTCGACCTGCGCAAGCGCCAGGGCGAGCTGCTCGAGCGCAGCGACGTGCTGTCCGCCTTCGACCGCGCCATGGTCACCCTGTTCGCCCGCCTCGAAGCGCTGGCCGACACCATCGGCCCGCAGGTGGTCGGGATGACCGACGAAGCCCGCGCCCGCACCCTGGTGGCCGAGATCGTCCTGCTGGCCCGGCGTGAGGTCGTGCGCGACTTCGGCGCCGGCCTCGAGGTCGCCCCGTGAGCGCCGCCTACGCCGCCTTCGCCGCCATCGTGCGCCGGCGCGCCGCGCCGCGCGAACCCCTCACCGTGTCCCAGTGGGCCGACAACCACCGCATCCTCAGCCGCAAGCAATCCCCCGAGCCCGGCCAGTGGCGCACCGCCCGCAACCCCGCGCTGCGCGAGGTGCTCGACGCGCTCAGCGACGGTGCCGGCCCGCGCGACATCGTCGTGCAGTTTCCGATCCAGTTCGGCAAGTCGGAGATCGCGCTCAACCTGGTCGGCTACACCATCGACCACCACCCCGGCCCGATCATGGTCTGCCTGCCCGGCGAGGTTAGCCGCAACAAGTGGGTGGACCAGAAACTCACACCCATGCTCGACGAAACGCCCGCGCTGGCCGAGCGCCTGACCAGCACCGCCAGCCGCAACGCCGCCAACCGCGCCGACTTCAAGGACTTCGCCGGCGGCCAGCTGTACCTGGAACACGCCGGCAGCCCCGCGCGCCTGAAGTCGTCCAGCGTGCGCACGCTCATCGTCGACGAGCTCGACGAGTTCAGCAGCAACTACCTCGGCGGCGACGACCCGGTCGAGCTGGTCAAGGGCCGCACGTCGGCGTTCCCGGCCACCGCCAAGCGGCTCTACATCAGCACCCCGACGATGACCGGCACCAGCCGCATCGCCGCGCTCTACGCCGCCAGCGATCGCCGCCGCTACCACGTCCCGTGCCCGGACTGCGGCCACGCCCAGCCGCTGGAATGGGCCGGCCTGCACTGGTCGCCCGATGGTGCCACCTGCTGGTACGCCTGCACCGACTGCGGTGCGGTCAACGGCGAGGCGCGCTGGAAGGCGCAACTGCCGCGCGGCGAATGGGTGCCCGAGGCCGAATCAAAGATCCGCGGCTACCGCATCAACGGCCTCTACTACCCGATCGGCCTGGGCCCGCGCTGGCTCGACCTCATCGACACCTGGCGCGCCGCCCAGAACGACCCCGCGAAGCTCAAGACCTTCATCAACGACCGCTTGGCCGAAACCTTTGAAGACCCCGCCATGCGCGCGGTCAAGCACAACATCCTCGCCGACCGCGCCGAGCCCTACCGCCTGCGCCGGGCGCCCGCCGAAGTGCTCGCGCTCACCGCCGGCGTCGACACCCAGGACAATCGCCTCGCCGTGCACATCCTCGGCTGGACGCGCCGCCTGGCCATCTTCACCCTCGACTACGTCGAGCTGCCCGGCGACCCGGCCGACGACGACGTCTGGCTGCGCCTCGTCGACCTCATCAACCGCCCGATCGAACACGCCAGCGGCAGCACCCTGCGCTGCGAGGCCACCGCTATCGACGCCGGCGGGCATCGCACCGAGGCCGTCAAGGCGTTCGTGCGCCGCGGCCTGATCCGCCGCCCCATGGCCATCTTCGGCGCGGTCAGCAACAACGCACCGGTGCTGTCCAAGCCCAAGCTGCAGGACGTCAACTGGAAGGGCCAGCTCGACAAGCGCGGCGTCCATATCTGGCACGTCGGGACCGTGGCGATCAAGCACGGCCTCTACGGCCGCATCAGCACCGACCACGACCGCCCGCAGGAAGCGCGCCTCGTGCGCCTGTCCGACGAACTGCCGCCGGAGTTCTTCGCCGGGCTGGTCAGCGAAACCTACAACCCGGCCAAGAACCGCTTCGAGAAGCGCACCGGCGCCCGCAACGAGCCGCTCGACACCCACGTCTACGCCTGGGCCGCCGGCCACCACCCGGAACTGCGCCTGCACCGCCGCAGCAATGCCGACTGGGACGCGATCGAAGCGCGCCTCATGCAGCGCGCCAACCCGCCGGAAGGAGAACCGGCGCCACGTGAAACCACCAAGGCCAAGCGCCCGGGCTGGATGCCCAAGCGCGGCGGCTGGATGAATCGATAGGAGAGGATCGTGCGCGAAGGCATCTGCGAAGACTGCGTTTTTTTCGACCCCACCGAGGCTGAGCACGGCGCCGGCCTGTGCCGCCGGCTGTCCCCGGCGCCGGGCCGCCGCCGCGACAACGACGCGACGTGGCCGCGCGTGCTGTTCATCGACTGGTGCGGTGAGTTCGAGCCGGCCCTGCCTGAGGACTGACCATGGCCGACGAAGCCGACCACGCCACCGCCCTGCAGCAGGCCGAGATCGACGCCTTGGTCGCCCGCCACCGCGCCAAGGTGGCTGGCCACGGCCGCAAGTCCTGCGAGCACTGCGACGAGCCCATCAGCGACCTACGCCGGCGCGACGGCGCGCGGCTGTGCCTGTCCTGCCAGATCGAAGCCGAGCGCGCCCTGCGCGGATTGCCTGCCCGGAAGCCCACGCCATGAACGTCCGCAAGCTGCTGGCCCGCTTGAACCCCGGCACCATGAACCTGCGCGGCAGCGGCCGCGGCGGGCAGGATCTGTCATCGGCTGACATATCCGGCGCGCTTGGGTTTGTAGAAGACGGGCTTGGGCGCGAAGTGCTGTGCCACTTGTGGTGGCAGTTGGGTGCGCGTCTTACACGCTCGCAACTACTGCGCGAGATTGCGCTGCTGCAAAGCTTGGAGCTTAGCCGCCTGCGCCGCGCGCTGAGAAACGCAAGCGATCGTCTCACAGAAGCCGAGCTTCGGTATTACGCCACCCGCTGCCGCAGCGCCGAAGACGAGCGCGAGAAGCGCCGCGCCACCGCCGAGCGCGACCAGGCGCGCGAGCAGTGCTGGTCCTACGACCCGCAGGTCTACGCCCGCATCGGCGTGGCGGTGCTCAACGAGATGGCCGGAACGCAACTGTGCGCGGCCTGCAAGGGCGACGGCTGCCCGTCCTGCGAGCATCTGGGCGTGGTCCCGGTGAGCGCCCTGCAGCGCGCCGCCGCCATCGGCGTGGCCGAAACGCCCTACCGCAAGCGCTGGGTCAAAGTCTACGACTTCACCTACATCCGCCTGCGCGAAGCCGAGCGCCGCGCCGGCAACCAGCTGCGCGCCGCCCTGCGCGACGACTGGGAGGCCGCGGCATGATCCGCCCTCGCAAGGGGCGCGCGCGCGCGCGTAGGGTGGCACCATGACCGCCCCCCTGCTCATCGGGCTGGCCGGCTTCAAGCGCAGCGGGAAGTCGACCGTGGCGCAGTGGCTGGTCGACGCCGACGGCTTCCTGGCTGAATCATTCGCCGGGCCGATCCGCCATGTGGTGGCGGAATTGCTCGGCTGGGACGCCGAGCGCCTCGAGCGCGACAAGGAAACCCCGGTCGACTGGCTCGACGGCCTGACGCCTCGGTATCTGATGCAGACCTTGGGCACGGAGTGGGGCAGGGCGCAGCACCGCGAACTGTGGGTGCGCTCCCTGTTCCAGCGGATCGCCGCCCGCGAGGCGCGCGCTGGCCGGCGGCTCAACTGGGTCATCCACGACGTGCGCTTCCCGAACGAAGCGCAGGCCATCCGCGCGCGTGGCGGGTTCATCGTGCGCGTGTGCCGCGGCCTGCCGGCCAGCGCCGACGGCCATGCCAGCGAGCAGCCGCTGCCGCCCGGGCTGGTCGACGAGACCCTGCACAACTGGCGCGACCTGGTCGACCTGTTCGACAACACCGGCGACCTGATCCGGCGCCTGCGCCAGGCGAAGGCCGCCTGAGATGGCCACCAACCGCGGCCAGGCCGCCTCGGACGAGCAGTTCCTGCGCGACGTCGAGGCCGCCAAGGCCAGCGGCCTGCAAAGCTGGAACGAGATCGCGCGGTCGCTGGGGTACAAGGAGATGGCCGCGTTTTTCAGCCGCCGCAACCGCGTCGAGCGCCGGCTCAACATCCTGATCCCGCCGCCCAGCGGCAAGATCGCCGCCAACGCGCCCAAGCGCAGCGCCGCGATGCCGATCGACGTCACCCTGCTCGGCAGCGGCGAGACCCTGTCCGGCCTCAAGGCCAAGGGCACCAGCACCCTGGTCGACGCCGAAGGCAACGCCCGCCTGCAGTGGGTCAAGACCACCCGCGACCAGCAGCAGCTCGACGCCTACTACGCGGCCCTCGGCGCGGCGCTCAAGGCCGAGATGCCGCGCGTGCCGCCCGTCAAGCCCGGCAACGCCGCGGCGCTGCCCGACCTCATGGCCTGCTACCCGATCGGCGACGCGCACATCGGCATGCTGTCCTGGGGCACCGAGACCGGCGAGGACTGGGACCTGCGCATCGCCGAGCAGACCCAGTGCGCCGCCATGCGTGCCCTGGTCGAC